CTATCCCCTTTTCATTGTCAGAAAAATCAGCATCAGCAGTACGGCAGCGAGTTCCGCGAGTGTCGGCATCATAACGCTAACCAGTTAAGCTTATCCGGCTGAAATCCCGATGCAATGACTTCCCCATTCAGCACCACGATCGGCATTGATTTATATCCGGTATCGATTGCTTCTTGCATATAGGCATCATCCTCGTCCACATTCCGCTCCTCATAGGTCACGCCCATGTTTTGCATGTGCAGTTTGGTAAAACGGCATTGCGCGCAGTTGTTTTTCGTGTAGATGATAGTGCCGCGACTGTTCTTCTCTTTTTCGGATTTGATAGCGTCCAGTTCATCCATCAGTTCATAAGCCCTTCCCAATGCGCCTGTTGGATTTCCGTCTGCCCATGTTCTCGGTTTCATTTCGCTTCCTCCATTTCCAATAATGTCAGCACCGCATATCCGGCAAGGTCAATCAGCGTATCTCGCAACGTTTCATCCTTGACCATCCGTTCCGCTTCCGATTTCCCTGCCAGACTGATTAGGCGGTTCGTTTTGTCGCTAATTCGCGTGACTGCTGAGATGATGCCTAGTTTTTGGTACGTTTCTGAAAAACTGTCGCCATAATCCGCGTTTTTTTCCTGGTACGTTTGATTCAATTGCTTACAAATTGCCAAGTGCGTTGCAGCTTTGTCGTTTATTATATTTTCCGTCATCACAACCACTCCCATGTCTTGATGTTCTCCGCTTTCGTGTACGCCATCGCTTCCTTCAGACTTGGAAACACGCCAATAATCTTGTTCCTTGTCGTATCTTTGACCACGATCAAATTCCCCACCCCTTTTTAGTAATATGACCCTTGCTTCCACAGCTGCCCGCGTTCGTTTGATTTCAATGCCGATTTTTTCCGCGCTCATCCGATTGTAGTGCTGGACGATGTAGTCATCCTCTTCTTTTGTCCATGGCTTTCTTGGCCTTGCTGGTATGCCGTACCGTTCCCGCAATTTCGCTTTTCTCCGCGTGACCGCTTTTTCCGTCACGATTTTGCCAAAACGTTCGGCAAGTTTGGCGGTCAGTTCTTTTGTTGGCATGTCGATGTTCGTTTTGACAAATGCTTCTTCTGCTGATGACCACGCATCCGGCGGTAGGCGTTTCCTTGATTCGGCACGTTTTACCGCTTCTTGTTCGGCAGCAATCCGTTTCCGTTCACGTTCTTCAGCAAGTGCCACCTTCTTTATTTCCAGTTGCATGTGCTTCTTTTCCTTGGTTTGGCGCATCTTTTCTTCGATGGCTTCCAGTTGTTCGTCTTCCGTCCGGATGTATTCACCTTCGCGCATCACGCGGATTGCTTCAGAGTGTTTGATGCGTTCGTTTTGCCGTCCGTCGATATTGCTCACGCGTTCATTTACCGCACGACTGCATTCTGCGTGACTGCCTGTTGCGTATAGCTTGCCTGTTTCGATGCCGACTGCTTTCCAGTTCATGTTATCCCTCCCTGATTGCCAGTAACCACTCGCGCCCGCGCTTGTAAATCTCGCTATACTTCAAACCGTTGCTAATCGTGCCTGACTGCTTTTTCTCGTGTTCGTGAACTCTTATATCAGCAAGCGCTTTGTCTAGCTTAGATTGCACTTTTAAGCCCTTTAGAGCGATTCTGTATATCTTCTGCAATTCCTCTTTGTTCATATCCTTGAATGGGATGATTTCCATCCGTTTCATAAACGCGTTATCTTCTGCAAGCGTGTCCAGCGAGTGGACGGCAGTTTCCCGCCCGAATTCTTTCCCGCTGACGATATCGAACGATTGCGCTTCTTTGAGTGATTTAGTCATTGGACACCTCTTCTTTCTGAAATCCTGTGGTGTCCATTTCCGCTATTTCTGATTCGGTGAAGATGGTTTGGTAGACTAGGCCCCAATGATCCGTGTTGCCGGTGTAATATTTATCATATTCTCTATGATAGAGCAGATATCCACATTCACTTTTTCTCAGCATCGGAGAAACGCTCAGCAACCGATACCGCTTCTCTTCCTCACGTTCTGCGAGTGGGGTTTTGGCTAGTTTTACGGATAAATCTAGCAATTCTGTTTTATCTTTATGTGATAGAGTTATGTAGCTCACGTTGTTCGGATCGATCACATGAGTGTCGGTTTTGTCGATTATTATTAATTTGCACGCTCCGTTATCCAATATCCGCACTTCATACTTATTTTCAAAAAACGTGTACCCCAACTTCTCAACCTCTCGCTTAAACTCACTGTATCTCATTCCGCTTCCTCCTCAATAAACCTGAAACTATCAATTTGCGCTGATGCAATACAATCGCCTTTCCCGACTTCAATAAATAACGGATAGCCGGTTTTTGAATATTCGAACAACTGAATCACTGCGTTTTCGGCATCTTCTCCGATTATTGTCCTCATGCTGTCGTCCACGTACCAAATTTTTAACTCTTTGACTTTGTTCATTCCGCTTCCTCCTCCGGCTTCATTTCGCGCCATGCGTACCCTGTGTAGATCAATTTCATGCGTTATCCTCGCTTTCTCGTTAAACATCCGACAGCATGGTCCAGATACATTGTGATGTCTTCACCCTTAGCGAGTGGTCCACCTGCACCAATTAACGGCCCTTTGAAAGTTGTGAACGACCACCCAACAGCATCAGCTTCAAATAACCCAACCAACTTCTTGCCTTTGTAGATTTCCCAATGCGTTTCATCAATCTGCACGATCGGTTCATCAAACAAATTGATTTGCTCAAGCATGCTAATTGACCTCCACGAATGTTTTTGTTCGTCTGTCCCACGCAATGATTACAAGCGGAATTTGATAGCGGAACATGAACATTTTGCATCTCATTACAAAATCTCGCGTCTTCATCCCTTTAGTGTCCACTACCTCAACATGGCCGTCCGCGTATATGACTTCAAAATCAGGCGTATACTTGATTGCTCTAACCGTCTTGCCTGTTTTCGGATGCGGAAACTTATCAAGAAGCGTGTAGCTTTTTTTCATTTCAAATGATTCGACAACTCCTTCGTTCATCAAGTCGAGCAAATGCTTGTAATATCTGCCCTCTAATTTGCTGTCAAAAATGTGTCCGTCTATCTCAACTTTTTTCGCTCCGTATTTATTCATTCAGCACCTCTAAGGCTTCCTGGTACTTTTCAAGCATGCTTCCGATCAGTTCCCACTTATTTATATATTTGTTGTATTTTGAATTTCCGCCAATCGTTATGTTTAACGTTGTCGCAAGTGCTGCTTTCGAAGGTATTAAATAAACAGTTTCTACTTGACCGTCTTCTCCTAACCCGTAACACAGGTATAAGTCACAACTTGCATATTTTTTTCCGGTTCCGAATGTATATGAAGGACAACCGAAGTGATTGTGGCGCTTCCCGACTTTTACGTCTATTTTTAAAACGTCGTCAACCAACAAATCGAATGGATAATTTTGCGCCATCTGTTTAATATCGAGATCAACGTCATACACTTTTTGGATATCGCGCTCAGCTATAAACTCGTATTTCTTACCGGATGACGTCTCGCTTTTTTTCGTTTCCAAACCCAATTTATCTGCCCAACCATAAAAACCAACTTTGCTTTTAGATATGATGCACGGTAATCCATTCCCGACAACAGAAACCATTTCTGAACGTGTTGGCATTCTATCTAAATTCAAAGCGCTGATAACTGAGTAGATTTCTGTTTTTATAGATTCATCTGTCCATTTCGTCATCTATATTCCTCCTAAAAAGGCAAATCCCCCGGATCAATATCGTATGTGTTACCGTTACTAGTGAACGGATCTCGCGTGTTGTTAAAATCGTTGTAAACGTCTTGCTTCGTCTTCGTGTTATCGAATCTGCTCTGCTCATTGTTCGATAGATTTTTTCTTGGCGCTTGTTGCGCGTTGTCAGATTTTTTCTCCAGAAGCGCGAAGTTATCAGCGACTACTTCGGTCACATATACGCGGTTTCCGTCTTTGCCTTCATAATTCCGTGTTTGGATTCTGCCAGTGATGCCAACCAATGAGCCTTTGTGCGTGAAGTTTGCGAAGTTCTCAGCGTTCTTTCTCCAAATTACACAGTTGATGAAGTCGGCTTCACGTTCGCCGCTCGCGCTCTTGAATGGACGATTGACCGCCAGTGAAAAGCTTGCTGTTGCCGTGCCGTCTGATGTGTATCTCAAATCTGCGTCTTTCGTTAAGCGTCCTACTAAAGTAACGTTATTAATCATGATGTTTTATCCCCTTGTTAGTTTTATTTCGTGAGCCGAGTCCGACTCAACGAGTGTATCCCTTATGAATTTGCAATTTATGTCCCAATCAGGCGGATAGTCCATCAGGTCTTCCGGCCAACTTTCGTCCAAAGCCTTCTGGATATACCGCTCCTTGCGTTTTTGGTATTCCGGTATTTGGTTGTATCTGTCGCCCACTTTATGCAGTAGGCGGATGTTTTGTTGGCAAATGATCGCATTGGCAAGTTGTGCTTCCGCTATCGGATTGCTCCGCAGTCGTCCGTAGGCCATCGCCCGGTTGTAGTCGTTGTAGTTCATCCGCTCACCCCCGGAATTGTTCGTCAAAGTGCATCTTCGGTTTATCAAAGATGAAATCGACAATGCCCGTGCTGCCTTCCCTATTTTTCGCAACGGTCAGTTGTGTAATGATTCGGCTCGGTGCGTTCGGGTCGGCTTTTTCGTGCAGGAACATAATCACGTTGCTGTCCTGTTCCACTGATCCGCTATCCCGTAAGTGGCTGAGTTGCGGTTGCTCCGTCTGCTTTACTTCCCGATTGAGTTGCGCTAAAGACAGTATTGGGATGTTCAACTCATTCGTCAGCCGTTTCAGTTTGAGTGTAATTTCCGATACCCGCGCGGTAGTGTCTTTTCGCTTGTCCGATACGCCAACCAGTCCGATGTAGTCGATAATGGCGAGATAGTCCGGTTTTTCTCTTGCGCGCTTGCGGATCGTTCGGATGATGTCGTCCACGTCATACTTATTATCAAATATCCGCATATCCACGCTGTCCATGTACTGGTACGCGCCTTCCAATTGCAGCTTCTCTTTTTCCGTCGTGCTATTCTTCGGCCGTTGCACCTGAATTGTCTTCAATCCGGTACGGCAACAGATGAACCGCTCCAACACGTCCATGCTGCCCATTTCAAGCGAGAAAAAATCGATCCGCACACCCTTGTTTCGCTCCATTGCCTTCATGGCAAAATTTACGGCGAAAGCGGACTTCCCGACCGCGGGCCTTGCCGCCAACGTGAGCAACTTGCTTCCGCGCAACCCGCCATTAAACGCCAAATCCAATCGCGCGTATGTTTTCAAACCTTCCGGTAGGTCTTTGTCAAAGCGGTCACGTAAAACGTCCGTGAGTGGCTTTATTTCGCCTGTGGACTCTTCCTCGTCCTCCTGAGCCTTCACGTCCATCAGATATTCAAGCATATCCAGATTTTCGCGGTTCGGCATACTGGTCAAATTTGCGGCCGCCGTGATGATTTTTTCGTTCAGGAAGGCTTCTTTCAGCGTTCGCGCTTCCTTTTCCAGATGGGCCGTTGTGATTGTTTCGTTCCGCATGGCCGCCAGTAACTCGATGTCGACTGGTGAATACGGATTGTGTTCCGCGATGATTTTCAGGATGTCGTAGTATTCGTCTATCTCGCCCTGGCATTCAGCGAACGCTTGCGCCACTTCCTTGTAGGCCGGATGTCCAAACCAATTCGGGCTGAACTCGATGTCTTTTACTAACTGCGGTTTGTTCAGCAAGGTTGACAGCAGTTTCCGTTCGGCAATCTCCTTCATGTTTCCACCTCATTTCATCAGAAATACTCAAATTTTTGTTCAAGCGGGTTGTCCGGCTTCTCTACTTCGTATTGATCGTTCCAACATTCGCCATTGAAGTAGGTTCCGCCTTGTTTGATGAACCTCGCTTCTATGCTTTCTTTTTTCAAGTGGCGTTTATAAGCAACGATGCCATCTTGTATCTGCTTATTTGTAGCCGTTCCCTTTTTGATGACTTCTTTGTATTTCTTGAGAGCCGCCTTCTTGCCTTCCTTGCGTGGATACAACGCCCATAGTTTTTCAAAGTCGCTATCCACCGATGCAGTCGGTGATGATGTATTATCTTTTTCTAGTTCTAGTTCTAGTTCTGTCGCGTTACTTTCCGTTACTGCTAACGTTACTGTAACGTTACTATTTGCTAATTTCTGTTGTTTTTCCCTGAAATTCGCCTGTCTGACGCGGTTTTGCTCCTGAATTTTTTCGAGTTTATCCTTCTGTTGGTACTCATCCCAATTCTTGATAAAAATGATGTCGTCGTAACGATCAATCATCCGGTATTTTTCCAACGTGATAAGCGCAAACCGTGTGAATTCAATCGTGAAATCGAAGTCGGCAGCTAAGTCTTCCTCGGTGTAGGGAACGCTGTCTGTGAAGAATAATGCGCCGCGCTGATTCGTTTCGCCCGCCCTTGCCAACAAGAACACCCAAAACAAGATGACGTTATTTCCGTCCGGCAACTTTCGGATGCGTTTAATCTTTCGGTTGTCAGGAATCCCGACATCCAGTTTTATCCATTTGATATCTGCCATCTTCGCCCTCCTAACTGATGTCTTCGGCTTTTAATCCGAGTGCCTTGAGTGTCGGAACATCCACCTTGATGCCGTATATATGAAACGTGTTGAATATCCGTTCTTCGCCTTCCGTGTGCAGCCGTTCATGCCAGTAACGATTGACTGGGATCAAGTACCTTTCCGCATTGTTCACTTTGTTTCGATTACCGCCCATTCCGATCCGACTACCTTCGACATGATGGATATCAGCCGCCTCTTGTCCTGTGATGCAGCAGACGCGCCGCGCTAAGCATGAATAGATATAAGCGCCGATATCCTCCGCCAATTTGTAACCAGGCGTTTGTAGTTGGATGCCATTTTGAATGCAGAAATCGATTAGAAACGTGATGAAAAGTCGGGCTGTCGTCTTGTCCGTATTTGCCATAGAAAACCATTCTCCGCCTTGTTGCGACAAGAACCGGTATTTCATCAAGTCCTCTATTTCTCGCGGAAAGAAGCCGCTCCATTTCGCGATATCGCCAAAGATTGCAAATATCTTCTTGCGTTGCTCCGCGCTAATGCTGCGATTGTCAGAAAAAAGGATTTCAGCCGTGATGATGGATGTATCGGAAAAGCGTTGCAGCTCTCCGATATCGACATCCTCATCCACCTCGAAAGTGATGATCCGTTTGCCGTTTAATTCTTTCAGGTTTCCGACGTATCTCATTTAGCATCAGCCTGTGGGTACGTGAAATCTAAGCCTTCTTGTTTAGTTGTTTCCGGATCAACAGCTTCCTCTTTAGCGGTTTCTTCCTTTGCCGCCTTCTCGTACTCTTTGGCGATTAAAGTATTCAGCCCCTTGATGGCAGCAGCGGCTTGCGGATCTGTCATGACTTCCAACGACTTAACGCCGACTTGCTTGCATACCCATGCGCCCATCTGGCTCATTCCTTCATCTGTTTCGATGCCACGGATTGCGATGTATTCATGGATTTTATTTATCAGAATTTCTTTCGTTTCGACGCTCATAAGTTCAGGCGGCGCCTCTTCCGGCAAGTCCTCGCCTGAATAGATGTATAGCCCTAGCCCGAACATAGCTAGATTTTTAACCAGGCAGCGCATGATCGTTTTATTGATATCGAACATAGTCGCCGGCTCCACGCTTTTGGTTGTGAATCCATCACGCTTTCCGTTTGTCCATTTGATAACTTGATACTCATAAGGCTCTGCTTTCATCGCATTGTTTGCGCCATCCATAACCGGCAGCCACATTTCATGCGTTACATCCCCGATTGTCACTTCTGTAAAAACCATATAGCCAGTGTTTGGGTCGTACACGTAAGGCAGATTATTTTCGAATTTCAGAATCTTGTAAGCCGCTTCCGGATAACGTTTTTTGACTTCTGCCCAAGCCCAAGCCCATGACAGATAGCTGAGTTGCGTATTGCCTGTTTTTTTCTTCTCTACACGACTGTTCACATCAAGGTGGAACAACGTTTCGAATACCTTGTCATTCATGTTTCATCCTCCTTAATCTACTTTGACGGTGTAGCTTTCACCCTGCGGAATAACGGCCACAAATTCCAAAACTTCGCCATTTTCATCGATGACTTGATTTTCTCCGATCGGCTGCAGCAACTTCTTCGCTTCGGTCTTGTTAAACGATTCTTTGACCGCGATAATTTCCGGATGCGCCAGTTTGAAGTGTTCGATCGCACGCTCTTCGTCGAATTCCCATTTTGGTTGCAGCTTGCGGCTTGTGACTTTTCCGGCAGGCGTGGACAATTTCGCTTTTGGATCACGCTCACGCAACTCTCGATAGTATTCGACCAGGATGCTTTCGAAGTATTCGGCGCTCTGTTTATCTTTCGCCGTTTCTGATTCTAACCAGGCGTCGATTTTATAGCGCTTTTCTTCTGCCAAGGCTTGTTTTTCTTTCATGCGCGACTTGATGGCTGCCAGTTTCTCAAAAGCCCAATCAGCCCCGCTTAAATCGGTAATTTTAAACCGTTCTTTGTACTCTTCCTCTGCCTGTACTTCGTCCAACAATAAAAGTTCTTCTGTTTGTAATTGGTTCATGTGGTTTCCTCCTAATAGATGTCTGCTTGCGCGTCTTCGATGACTTTGATTACTTCTTTTATTTCTTCCATGACTTCGCCTATTTCATCGCCTACATTCAGCGATATTAATATTTGTCTGGCGTCTTCCAGTCTATCGCTTACATTAGATAATTTATCCTGTTGTTCGCCTGCTTTTTGTTGGATTTCTTGCAATTCGTCATATACGCTCATGATTTACCCTCGTTCTGCGGTTTTAAGTACCGCATGTTCGTTCGCCCATTCCACGATGTTTACTATTTCGTTTATAACAACGTCGCCATTGTGCATTTCGAGATACGTTTCGCCCTCGTATATTTCTGCGCCTTGCCAGTCCGCCGTTACAAATTTGTCTATCGGCTCTGCAAATCTTGCCATTTCCATGTTATTTCCTCCTAGTGTGGTATAATTCAGTTAGTAATATTTCTTCTGCCGCTCACTGCTATGGGCGGCTACTTTTTTACGAAATAATTGACATGCAGGCGTTCGTGCCAATGACTTATTCCGATGGAGCCGGCGCTCGAAAGATCGTGAATCCACTTCCCGCCATTTTCCAATCCGTTAAACAAGTTCATTAGTTCGTCCGCTTCCTCTAACTCTTGCAAGCCGTGAAAATCACAGCTGATTTTCGCACCGCGCCGCATCGCATTGATGACTGCCGTTTCCTCGTCTGTCAGGTATTGCATTTCGTAGGTTTTGCCGTTTAACGTTTGCATTTCAATCGCTCCATTCTTCTATTTTGTCGACGATATTGTGAGCTGCTTGCCAATCATCGTTTCCGAACGACTTCGGCAACATGTTTTGATAGCTTTGGGCTTCGATATAACTGCCTTGTTTACTTGCTATAATGGCGTTGACGGCATTTCCGAGCACCTCTTTGCTAAATCCAGTCGCATCCGAAGCCTGTTCAATCATTACTTCGTACATTTTTATCCCACCCTTTCACATTCACCTGTTTCAGTCGCTTCTGTAAGAACTCCATCCGGCCCGCTTCCTTCATGCTCAATCCGCTGAAATCCGGCATGCGCGTTACCTTGTTTGTGTAGCAATCAAAGACGAGTACCGGACGACTTACACCGTCTATCAGCTTGTCAATGCGGATGGCCGTGTCAGTGATGAAGCGGTGTGATGTGCCTGTTTCCTGCAGCAGTTCGCTTACTCGTGCTGCGTTCATAGGCTGACCTCCACATATCCCACGATCCCGACGATTAGTAATGCGATGCTAACCACGATGACCGTGCCGATAAAGCTGACTAGCTTATCTTCAAATTCATTGGTAAAAACTTTCATCATCTCGACCTCCTGTTATTTCAACGCTTGTATTTCGCGTATCAGATTGTTCATTTTTTCTTTGTCCAAATATCCGTGAGGTTCTTCGCAAACGTCATACTCGCCTGCTTCATCTACGAAAAATATTTTTGCTAATTCTAATTTGTATGTTCCACGCCCATTCACAACGCTTGCGCCATATCCATTCGGAAATCGCAATATGATATGTCCATGCGTTTCGTAACCATCTCCGTGATACATGAATGGTTTAAATTCTTCATCGATTAATTTTTTGGGCGCGTTCAACTGTCTTTGTTTCTCTATTTCTGACCCAATTTCACCTAAGAAGCTAAGCACGTTCTCAAATTGTTGTTTCATTTCGTTTGCCCCTTTCGTATGTCGTTGACCTTCCGCAGAACATCGGCGTGGATTGCTCCGCTGACCGTGATCGGCGGGAACCACTCGCCGTTGATGAGTGCGTGGGTGCCAGAGTTTGTTGTTGCGGTTACGTTCATTTTCATGCTCCTTTCAACTCAACCCAAAAGTGTTATTGCTAATTGCTACGTTTCGGATAGTGCTATAATTTAGATGGATATACAATCGCTACGTTTTGTATCAAACTCAACTAAAAAAATTTCTGGAAATAATTCATCCAACTTCATCCCATAAAAAATAGCGAATTTCTTAGCCATTTCCGGGCTTGGGTTTCTGTCGGCAGCTTCAATTTTTCGGATTGTTATTTCAGCTACAGAAAGCGCATCGGCCAATTCTTTTTGAGTAAGCCCCCTATCCGTCCTTAATTTTATAAGGTCGTTTCTCACTGTTCTCACCTCCTAATTTTGATACATTTCGTATCTATGAGTTAACTATATCAGATACATTTAGTATCGTCAAGCGCAAATTGATACTTTTTATATCATTTATTCAAAATAGATACTTCATGTATCTATTGATGGTAAAATAGCATTAAAGGCGGTGTTAATTATGCTATCAAAAAAATTGAAAGCACTAAGGAAGGAAAAGAACAGAAGTCAGGACGATGTAGCCAAGGCACTAGGGATGACGAGAGCAAGGTATTCACACATTGAAAACGGAAGAAACCAACCAGATAATGATACGTTGGTAGAATTGGCTAAATATTACAATGTAACCGTTGATTATTTACTCGGTGTTGAAAACGTACAAGTATTGACTTATGATGATTTTGTTCAGGTTCCGATTGTCGGTACAATAAAAGCCGGTTTCGGCGGAGTGGCAACTCAGGAAGTGGAGGGATATGCGACGTTTTTGACTAGCGATGTGCAAAAAGGAAAAGATTATTTTGTTTTAAGAGTAAAAGGAGATAGCTTGATTGGTGATGGTATCGTTGAAGGCGATCTCTGTTTGATAGAAAGAGATAGCGAGTATATCGAAAATCAAATTTACGCGGTATTGGTAGATGGAGAAGAAGGAACTTTAAAGCACGTCACTAGAGCGGATGGTAGGATTGTATTGATTTCCAGTAATCCGGCACATCCACCAAGAGTAGTGCCGGAAGAAGATGTTGTTATTATGGGTAGAGTAACGCAATTGAAAAGGAATGTACCTATAAAATAAAAAAACACCCCTATTGGCGATAGGAGTGTAGGAAGCAAAACTATATATTTGATACGCTTATTATAAGCGTTTTGGGAGATTAACGCAATGAACAAACGAGCAGGACTTTATGTAAGAGTTTCAACCAGCGAGCAAGCGCGGGAAGGATATTCCATCGGAGCGCAGACGGAGAAGCTGAAAGCTTTTGCAATGGTCAAAGATTATACAGTAGAGAAAATATATACGGACCCCGGCTTTTCCGGCTCAAAATTGGACCGTCCGGGCATGAGTGAACTGATTGACGATGTAATAAACAAGCGCATCGATGTGGTGATGGTCCACAAATTGGATCGGCTGTCACGGAGCCAAAAGGATACATTGCATCTGATCCAGGATATCTTCAAGCCGAACAACGTGGATTTTATTTCCATCGAGCAAAGTTTTGACACATCCACATCCTTCGGCATGGCGATGGTCGGCATCTTGTCCGTGTTCGCGGAATTAGAACGCAGTACGATTGCGGAGCGGATGATGATGGGTCGTGTGGAACGTGCAAAAAGAGGCTTGTTCCGAGGCGGAAATAACGTCCCTCTCGGATATTCGTACGCGGACGGGGAATTAGCCCCGGACGGCGACGCGCATCTTGTAGCGGATATTTTCGCGCGATATACAGACGGCGAGAGCGCCTACTCCATTTATAAGGACTTGCACGCAAACTATCCTGGCAAAATTTACGGAGCCAACATGATTCCGCGCATCCTCAGCAATGCCACCTACACCGGAAGCGTGGTCTTTAAAGGCGAGGTATACGACGGCGAACACGAAGCGATCATCAGCCGGGAATTGTACGGTGTGGCCCAGCAGATGCTCGGCAATACGTCTGACAAGTACAAAGTGGCCAAAAACAAGCGCGCCGCCCTGCTCGCCCGGAAACTGTACTGCGGAAACTGCGGGGCCAACATTACGATGTACCGCCACCACGGCAAGGATGGGGCTGCTGATTATGGGTACTACCGCTGCAACAGTCGGAGAAAAAACAGGCCGAACGGCATCAAGAACCCGGATTGCAAACAGAAGCACCACCGGACGGATAAGCTGAATGCGGCGATCCTGAGCGCCCTGGATGCTTTGGACTACAACGCGGCTGTCGCATCGGTGCGGAAGAAGGATGTCGGCTATGCGGAATCGAAGCGGTTGACGGAAATCGCCAAACAGGAAAAACGCCTGCTGGACTTGTACCAGTATGAGCGCATCAACATCTCCGAATTGGATCAGCGCATGATTGAGTTGCAGGATGAGAAAAAACGGCTGCACAAGCCGAAGGCATCCGCTAAGGAAGCACGCATCATCGAACAACTGGACACGTTGCAGACGGCGGACATCCACGCGTTGCCGTTCATGGAACAGTGCGAAGTCGTGGACACGTTGATTGACCGCATCATCATTAACGGGGATGATGTGGATATCCGTTTCAAATTCTAGTCGGCCATGCGGTCGGCTTTTTTGTGTACAGTTTAACCACTATTAGAATTGTAGTTAGGTTGTACCCAAAAGTATGCACAAAAAAACCCACTGACCAGGTGGGCTTTGTAAGTGCTATTTAATATCCTTTGCCCTGCGCTCCAAATAGCGTGGTTGCGTGTGAGCGTCCGCTCCCGGATAGTGATGGCGTGCCGGGTGTAATCAAAAGTTGAGCAGTAAATCGAAACTTTGCCCGGCCTTACGAGATAATTATACCACTTTTTCGGATGGAAAGCGGTTAAATTTGCGGATAAAACAACAAAAAAAGCCTCCCACCCGATTAAGAGTGAGAGGTTTTTGATTTAGCTAAATGTGCCCAGTGCTTCGCCGTTGTATCTGACCTTAAGGTATCTATTAGCACCACCGTATGAAACGTAATGTACCCACACGTATGTCCCATCGTTTAAGTACGAGTCATAACGCACACTCTCGCCGGGATAGTATGTTGCGATTACAGGTGAGCTATCTTTAGGCTCTGATCTAACACCGACTGCGATGTTAGGATAAAACGTACCCGACTCTGCTACCCAGCCAGTGATCACTTGCACAGGTGTAGGGGCAACAACAGTCTGAGGAATCACATCCTGCTCTAATACCCACGAGTTAATGCCGTCAAGCAGATAAGCGCGCTTGCTTGCGGATTGGTTTACCGCTTTGACCTGTTTAATAGCGTAGGTGCTGCCTTTTACCCATGATGCGATGGGCTGCCCGGTCTGGTAGTGTGTAGCTGCCGATCGGACTGTGACCTTGGTTCCGACTGCGAGGCCGCCGCTAGGCGCTGACGCTGCAGGAGTAGATACCGCGCCCGAAGGTTGTGCCAATTTTGCACGGAAGGCGTCCATCTGCGCTTTGGTGTACCCAGGACAGCTGCTATTGTTGTAAATCTCCCGGTGTCCCTTGACCTTGCTTGCCGGGATATTTAAATCTCCCATGATCTTGCGTGTCAGCCATTCACGCGCATCAATCTGCGCTTGCGAGTAATCATTGCCATTACCCGCCTCAACGCTGATATGCACGACGTATCCGTTGTTGTCCTTAACACCCCAGGTAATGCGCTCATAGTCATAGTTTTGGTAAATGTTTCCGTCCGCGTCAATATAAAAATGATAGCCGCCACGATCCCATCCAAGCGTATCACGCCAGTATGCTTCGTGATTTGTGATAAAAGCTCTGTTTTTGCGTAATACTGCGGTGTAGTGCCATCCGATCGTTGTGATTGCAGACAAGGCTCTGTCTTTGCGTTGACCGCCTAGCGCGACCGCGCGTCTGTCGATAATTTTATAAGCCATAATTATTTACCCTCTTTCGCAATTTTTGCCATGTCGTAAATACCTGATGACGCAGCCCCGTAAACGACGCCTTGGACAACGTGGACGAAAGGGTCAGCGCCGTAGTAAAAGCTAAAAGCTGCCCCCATAATTGCCCCCAGCACCACGCTGACGATCGGTAGATACTTCTTGTTGATTTCCAAGCCTTTTGCAAGTTCCACGATGATCAACGTCATCGGGATAATAAATAGATTAAATTCCATTGTGCATCCTACCTTTCAATTTTTGATTTGATTTCATTGACGGTTTTTTCGATCAAATCCAAACTTTTGAGCGATTCCGTCAAGTCGCTGATAATCTGCATATAACGATTTTCGCGGTCTGTATTTGCGCGCATAACCCACACCAATAGACCTATAAATAAGGTTGCAAACGTAATGTTCTCCGGATTTTCTGCCACTTTCGCTAATATTTCCATTTCCCACGCTCCTTTATCAATTTAAAAAGGACTATCCGCAGACAGTCCTTTCAGTTTCACTTTTCATTTTTAGACCGTATGAAAACGGCCGTTTTCATTTCAGTTACTTGTCAGTTTGGCTCAACGGTTGTTGTAGAACTTTATGTTGTTTATATGATTCAAGGTTAACCAGTTGACAAATACCTCAACACCTCTTTTTATTGATTCTCCGCTAAATTCTGCAGTTTCATTAAAAAAGACGGAGCCTATTTCAATAGTAGATGCTTGTAAACCTCTTTTAGGGGCGTGTAGAGCCATCGAGCCAACTGGTGTGTCACTTACATATCCGTAGTAATCTTTCCCATCATTGGCTAGAGCTGGAATGACCTTTTTCCAATGGTTCGACAAACTTGAAACGAGAGACTCACCAATATTGTAGCTAAATAAAGTTCCGCCTGCGTTCCACATAAAATTATCAGTGTTGCTTCCAAAGTTATGGAAGTCACCAAAGTAGATGACATCTTCTTCAGTCTCAATTATGCTATTGATAGCTATCGCCTCTGGCTCTGTTAAAGGTGCTTCGCCACCATATGTGGTATGGTCAACTTCAAATTGAGTCCACTTAGTGGGGAACTGTCTGTTAATATCAATCCCGTTGCCATTTTTTCGTGTGTTTGCATTCCATCCTGACGGATTGGCGATAGGTACAATCACAAATTCTACACCCCATCTTAATGATTCTAAAATCTCGTCAGTTTTCCAATCCTCAATTATCATTTTCATCGAGGTATAAAGTGTCCAAGCTGCGGCTTTTTCGTTTCCATGAGTACCGCCTATCAACACCATTTTTGGTTTTTTGAGCTTGACATTCTCATCTAACATGGTAGTAGGAATCTTGAAATGATACTTGAACAAGTCATTACCTTGTGCGTCCGTTGCTATTTTCGTCTTGGTGTCATTACTACTCATCAACCCATCCCACAATAAGTGCATATCGTTAGCACTTTTGGTGCTAATGTGGGAAGCATCTTCCATTTCAGGGGATTCGAATACTCGTCTTAGTCTTTCCACATAGAAATCTTTGTCTGACAAATCATTTTTATTGAGCTCCTCTTGCTTTAATTCAACGTTATCAATCTTGATATAATAAGGTTCATAAGGTAATAATTCTGAGGACTCATTCAACTGTGTTGTGTCTGCTGTTCCTATATTTATGGTCAGCCTGACAAACTGCGCATTTGATGGTACAGTTATGGTTTTATTTGTCGATGTACTGATTGCGTTTTTATCTTCATCGTACCAAAAAATTCTAACAGCATTATGCGTGTAGGTTTTGTTTGGCAAGACTGATATAAATTCTGACACATCATAACCATTCAGCACCGGTTTACCATAGTTTTCTCCGAGTATCGGATTCAAAGACCTTCCCTTTAATACACTTTTTGCATTGAATCGGTTGGATGACAGCTCGACAACATCGTCTTTATTGAGTTCATCCTGTTTTATTTCAGCGTTGTCAATTTTGATGTAATAAGGTTCATACGGTAGTAATGTTGGTGATTCATTCAACTGTGTTGTGTCTGCTGTTCCTGTGAGTATAACCAACCTAACAAAAGTTGCGTTCGATGGTATGGTTTCGGTTTTATTTGTCGATGTACTTATCCCTTTTTTATCTTCATCGTACCAGAAAATTCTGTACCCATTATGTGTGTAGGTCTTATTCGGTAATACGGATATAAACTCTGACACATCATAACCGCCATTCGGAATCGCTTTACCATAACCCTCCGTACCATACCCAGCAGAGTCCAAAGCGTGACCAGATAGTATGGTTTGAGCATTAAAACGGTTAGATGACCTATCAACAAAGTTGGTATTTGATATATCTACGGCTTTTTCTCCAATATCTCTATTCGAGATTGACTTTGGTCTTAGAGCAACTGATTCTGACAAATAAGGCGTGAAGTAACTTTCATAAGGTGCTAAAGCACTCCCTACGTTGAGTTGAGCATTATTTAGTTGCTGATTTTGTATAACTAATACAATTAGTTGAGCATTAGATGGCGTGGTTCTAACCATATGGTTTAATTCATCTGCCGATGCTCCAGTTCTACTGATGAACACTCGGTTACCCGTAAAGAAACTGATGTAGTTAACCTTTGACGTTGAATAAATAGTATTTGGCGTTACAGGCAAATAGTCAGAAATACTATAACTAGCATTAGGCGTTTTGACACCAGTGGTGTCAATCGCGTATCCCGCTTCTATTTTGTTCTTGTCGAATAAATTTGTACTTTTGACCAAAAAAGCTGCGTTTTCAGCAGTGACATTATCTCTGCCTATCACAGCGTTGATTTGACCGGGGGTTAAACCAAGTAACGTTGACCTTGTTGTCTCGTTAAAATTATCAAAATCAAGTAAGTAACTATCGGACGATTTATCTAAATCCTGCTTTTTAACCCCTCCCTTTTTTATAGTTTCTGCCAACTGTCGCTCAGTTGAAAGTAAGCGACTGTTGTTTATTTCCTCAAAATCTTCCAACTTCTCGGCAAGGTTCGCCGCGACTATTCCGGTTTCCAGAGCCACGTCAAACTCGCCCAGACTTGCATTTGCCGTATTAATTGCCGTTTGCAGCTCACCTTTTAAGGCATCCACCTCGTCGGATGAAGTGTCGATAAACGTCCGGGCCTCTCTGGTCAATGTCGTCCAATCTTGAATCATGACCTCGACAGCTACTTTGTTTTCAAGTCCACTAACAACCTCAAAATCATACAGTTGAGACGTTAATTTTTCCGGCGGGTTAATCTCATCATCCCAGACCAAAACAAGCTGCGCTCTTGCTATACCGCTATGCTTGCCTTCGTTTCCTTTCATCGTATAGTTTACTATTGTCCCGGTAATCTCCACGCCATCAGCCGGTCCGTTTTGGAAAAACGAACCGTCACGCATATATAAATACACGTTCGGTATCACGCCGACAAGATCAGCTGCTTCCAGGTCGGTGATATTAAAATCGAATGTTACTGTGTTTTCATCCCCTGTGTAACATCTTGGAGTTTCCATCTGCCATACTGTTTTTGTGGACTTCATCGCTACATCATATTTCAGTAATTTATCTGCCATTAAATCACTCCTTTAATTATTTGCTAAAAACGAAATGCCGCCCAGGGATGTATATGTCGCGTTGACAATTTTAGCTACCACGCTGCCGTTGTCGTTAACGTCGACGCGTCCGAAGCCTCCGCCGGAAATAAAAACGATGAATGTCTCCTTTTGTGCAGGCCTGAAGCCATCCGGCAGCGTGAATATTACTGTTCCGTCCGCGACAGTCCCACCCTTGATCAGGCCGGTTAGGTGAACCCGATTATCAGGACCTTTGCTAAATCCAGCTGTAGCAAAGCCATCGCCATAATTGACCCACCCACTTAGCAGTGTTGGCGAAAAAGTAACCGGCGTTCCGCTGATCAGTGTCCATCCATTAATGGCCGCTGCGGATCCATAAAGACGATACACGTTGCGCGACGTTAAGTCATGCCAGATGACAGAAAAATCAGTTTCATGCCTAATTACATGAACCAATCCGCTAGGGCTAGGCTGACCAGCAACGGAGCCCAGAACGGCATGATAATAGCCACCTAGTACGCCCTGCCAATAAAGCAAGTTACCTTCGCCGGATGGCAACGGGATAGCTTCAACACCTCCGGTAAACCAAGTCTTTAGATTGTTTTCAAACCCTTCTTTTTCGGCAACTTTCCCGAATGCCAACCCTTTCCCACCGTTGAAATAGTCAATCAACGAAAATGCCGTTGATAGTTGCATCGTTTTTGATGCGCTGGAAAAATAATCAGCAACCGTGAGTTTGATATCCCAAGCATTATTCCCGCTGATGTCGGACAAAATTGTGACTGCAGACAATGTATAATCTCCGGAAATGTCCGTTTCCGTCCATATTTCGCTTGTTACAGTCTTCTTCGACACTTTATATGTCTTGTCATTCAGATTGCCCACGGGCGCAATTTCTGCCGCTATCGTAACTTTGGCAAATTCGCCTTCATCATCCGGGGTTCCATCAGCCAAGCATCTTGATGCGGTCAGAACGGTCAATCTCGGCGAAAAGTAAGCCACCACGTTTATTTGTGTGGTAACCGATACCGTGCGCCCCCGCGAATCAGTCAATGAGAACGTAACACCCTGCGTGCCGGATGCATTCAGCTCCGAGGTCGTGGCCGAATTCGCATTGTAATTTGTGCCGTTTGCCGTGATTTTATAACTTGCGATCGTGCTTTTATAGATGCCTGCGCCTGCCATTGTTAACGCCAATTTTGATTTACTCTGCACATATGCGCCAAATTTCGCGTGCAATCCAGAGACCGCCTCCGAGATGCTGGTGCTTGTGATGCTAGGCATAGCCGAGGCCGGAACGCGCGCCGTGAAGTTTACAATTTTTGATCCGATGTAAGTGCCGCCATTGTAGGTGTCCACTTTTATGCGGCCGCCCCCAGATACGGCATTCGGGATGCGTTCGGCATATAAAGCAAGCGGCACGGTCCAATTTAAAGACGTCGCGACTGCGGTGCTGTTGATTTGCGTCCAACTGCCCGCGTGAAAATCATGGTATACATAGTGCGTAAACGAACTAGATGCGCGCGGTAAATTGATTGTGATTGTATCACCCATGATGGGGTTGGAATTGCTCAATGTCGGTGTTGTTGCGCGTGGGATGGTGTTCAACGATGCGTTGCCCGAAACGCTCACATTTCCCACATATGCCCCATTCCAGGTGATATCAAAATTATGCGATGCTGAAATTGTGAATTGTTTTGTTCCGTCCGCGTTATGATAAATGGTTGCGGAATGTGAACCCAATTTCTTGGATTGATTCCCGTTCAACGTGGATGTGTTGGAAAATGATTTGTTGTTCCCGTTAATGTTGATATTGCAGGCGGACGATGTCGCATCGCTCACGCTTGCCCAGGACTGTAGTGAGTCTATATACAAATCAGCCCAAACGGTCGAATAGTTTCCGCTGATGTCCTGCGTCGCACTCCACACCAATCGCAACCGGAATGCGCCATTGTTTGTGAAACCTTGTGTGAATGTTCCTGATAATGCCATTAGATCACCCCACCCACTTAAACGATAGATTTCCGTTTGAACGCGGAATAAAAGCATAATTTCCTATTCGGATGCTAGTCAAAACGCGCACATCGGTAATGTAGAAATTGCCATTTGCCCAATACGCACCCTCAACACCGTTTAGGATAAACGCGATGCGATCGTTTTCGATTTTTAATTTCAATGGGTTCCCAACTTCGCCCAGGATGATGTCTCCGTCCAAAAGTTGGATGAATTTGCGAATTTCCTCGAACTGCGTTTGCTGGTCGCCGTCAACGTTGTCGATAAACTGCCTAAGCTCACTGAATGTGAAGGTGAAATCGTTGTTTGTCTGAGTAAACTGCGTCGAAACAGACTCCTTGTACTCATTCAATTCGCTTTTACTCGTGTACGTTTCTGCGACTTCTGTCCGGATCGCCCCGGCAGATTGTTCAATGTTCGAATTCAGCGTTGTGACTTGCTCAGTGACATAATTCTGCACTTTCGTGTTGGTTTCGCTGACATTGTTCGACACGTTTTCGATCGCTTTTTCCGTGTTCAATTGACTTTCGGAAAAGGTAGCATACTGCGTTCCCAGCGTCAGCTTGTTGTTCTGCGGGTTGTCCATGTCGATGGTCAACTTTTGGATTAGCATGAACTCATTAAGTTGATGCGCCTGGCTGTTTATTTTTACGTATTCAAAGAAGCGAAGCTTGTCTATCTGATCATCTGTCATGGACAAGTCGATCGCGGAAACATCGAGGGATACGTTCAGATTGATGCGACTCGCTAGTTCGGCAGCCGCTTTTGTGAGCAGGTTATCTCCAACTGTCACGTCATCCCAAGTTTTTGTATCAAAAATCCAACCATACGCATCAACAGCCGCTTGATCGTAAACATAATCCACGCCGCCATTCACCGCCGAAATGGTCAGGCGCTCATCCGTATCGTTTCCTAGCTTAGCACCGTAAGGGATCAAAGCTGTTACAATGTCCTGGCCTTTGATTTCTTTTTTTAAATCCAACAAGTTTTCGCCCAGTTTGATTTCCTGAAGACTTTGCATCGTGCTATCTTCCAGGTAATCCACATAATTGACGCCGCCTGATCTGCGGATTCTGATATAACCACCCAGCAACTTGGTCAATTTGTCGTTTACCACATCCCACGCGCTCGATGCTGTGATGCTGGACCGCGTAATGTAATCGTTTGGATCGGTCACGGTCACGTTCCCCAGCATGAAGCGCTTGGCTTCTTCCACTTGTGCGTTGTATTCGGTCAGAATGTAGCTTAAAAAGCCGGACACGCTGCCGGAATAGGTATATGGCCGGACAATGCCGTCATTCAGGAAAGCCAGGTCGCCTTCACAAATGATGTCCTTCGCGTTATTAAAGTCCTGCGTATCATCCAGCACGCGCCCACGGAATATCATGTAAGCATCCTGGTAAACTTCGATGGATGATTTCAGCCGCTTGATTCGGTCATACATCGGATGGGATGGATAAATTTTAAAATCAAACGATCCCGTCTTGTTTACTTCCAACGCTATTTTTTTGTCGAATATGGCCAGTTCATCAATCCGGGGATCGAATAGCAATTCGTTGTCACAATAGACTGTATAAACCACTACAACGCCCCCTCTTGATATTCAAATAATACAGTAGTGCCTTCTGCTCCCGTGATGGTTAGCAGGTTATCACCATATCTTAATGTAATATTTGTCAGCCGTTGCGTTCCGGCGTTCACACTGATTGTCTGGCCATTGAATACGACGGTAACCGCAGCACTTGCTGTGATTGTCGGTATTACCCGTTTGCGTTCGTTCGTCAAGTTCAGCGTGGTTGTGCCACTCGCTCCAATGGTCGTATTTATCGCTGTTACATCGTTTTTATATTTCCACGGCTGACAGGTTGCCTTTACGGTTAAAACAGCTAGAACCCCGTCTTTTTTGATGCTCGTTGCACATCTGCCGATTACATAGTAACCCGGCTCGTCTTTCGTCCGGATGGTCCGTTGTTTGCCATTCAGATAACCGCGCAGATACCGTACCAATTCGACAGAATAGGTTTCGGGCTTGATGGTAAACACGGCTTCGAACGGTCGGCTTTCGTAATGCACTTCTCCGGTCAGCGCTTCGGTCAGATCCAGAGCGCCGTCGCCGTTCGGGATATCCACGTAGATTTCTTTTGGTTTCGGATCATCAATAACGATTGAGGAAAGGTAAATTCCCCAGTCGCTGAACGATGCCATTCCGTCAAAAAATACTTCATTCACCTACCTCGCCCCCTCAATCGATAATCATTTCCTAGTTGTTTGTCCATCTCGGACCGGATTTCTCCGACCAGCGCGCCGGTGTCCATAACCAGCTGCGTGTTCGGATCGTACCCAGATAAAAATTCAGCAATCAAGTCGATGATTGCATCCAGTTTCTGCGCAATGTACTCATTGCCCCAGCCCATAGCCGATGCAATGCCTTGCCCGATGCCGCCCAGCGTTTCACGGTTCAGCGGGATAATCGCTTCTGGTCCGGCCTCACCCACTCCGTGCATGCCGGAAGCTGTATCGAATAACGTCGCTTTTTCGAAAATCCCCCCGTCTTTGTGCCACGAAATCCCGAAGGATGGTACGCTCAACGGTTTCAAACTAAACTCGCCGCTGATACTGATTTTCGGCATTTTTAAAGACGGAAGCGACCAACTGAAATCAAAGAACCCTTTAATTTTATCGATTGCCGTTTTTACCGCTTCTTTCGCTCGGTTGACAGGATCCATTATCTTGTCGTACACTTCGCCGAATTTCTCGCCGACAGAAGAAACTGTCGAACGAACTTTATCGTTGATCCCGTCTTTTATTTCTTGAAATTTCGAAACCACGCTGTTTTTTATTTCAGTGACTTCGTTAACGAAATTATTTTTCATTTCCGTCGCTTTTGAAACGACATCCGAAACCGCTTCGGCTATTTTCTGTTTCATACTGTCTTTCATTTCGTTAAAATGATTAACTGCATTTGTTTTGAGTTCTACAATTTTGGCCACGAACTTATCTTTCATTTCAGTCGCTTTCGTAACCATATCAGAAACGATATTCGCTAGCGTGACAGTGAAAAACTCTTTTATAGCGCCCCAAATTTCAATAGCTTTAGCCTTAACCATATCCCAGTTCTGCCATAACCACACGCCGGCAGCGATAGCAACCGCAATAGCTGCCGCCAAAGCAACTAAAGGCCAGTTTATGGACAAGATTGCCACGCCTACAGCCGTGTATCCCAACGATGCGGCAGCGGAAATCGCTCCACCTAGTGCAATCGCTCCATTCACAAGCGCTATACCGCCGGAAATAGCTGCAAAAACGGCAACCGTTCCACCAATGCCAGCAATGATCGGCAGGTATGTATCCACGAACGTCTGAAAGTCATCCTTCAGTTTGACGAAATCTATTCCCAACACCGCATCTTTTATTTCTCCGAATTTCGTAGCCATATCAGATAAAAAGGTACTGTCTGCCATGTTGTCCTTGAACGTTTGAATTGCATCAAATACCGGCTGCATGACCGTTTTTAACGTTTCCCACGCGACCGATTCAGTGATTTCTGTTTTCAAGTCCCCAAACCAGGTTTGGAAATCCTGAACCTTTTCGCCGGCCGTTTGCAGCCATCCTGTGACGGTCTGTAACCCTTGTACAGCGATATCCAGAATAGGCGCGCCTACCAATGCCGCAAAGTCGGACCAAGCTTGTTTCATGTTGCCCAGCTGGTTTTCGTATGAATCGGATTCACGCGCCGCTTGTCCAGTAGCCCCCGCAGCTTCTTGCATTGTTTGAGCAAACTGCATCCGTGCGATTTGCTTATCCGCTTCGCCCAGTTCGCTCCACTCTACCCCCAAGTTTTCCGATGCCCAGGATGCAAGCTGCGTTTCGTTGGCAAAAAGTCCGATTGCTTCCCCGCCTTCGTAGTTCCCTTTAATAAAGCTACTCAATGCGCTATTTGCGTTTTCGTAGCTCATATCATAAAAGGCTGCCGCATCACTCGCCAACGTTACCGCATTTGTAGCTTGCGCCATCGCTTCTTCAGTAGATAGACCTAATCCCTTAAACATCGATGTCGTAGCCGTAAAAGACGGCTTAATTCGATTGGGCAACATGCCAAACTGCTGCGCCATTCCGTTGATCGCATCGCTTGCTTGTGTCTGGCTACCTCCGAACACTTGTTCAAACTGCGCCTGTATAGCCTTCGCGCTGGCTGCTGCTTCGACGGTCATTTTGCCGAAGCTAACAAGTTTTTGAGCCGCGAACGCCGCACCAATCGCACCAGCCGCCTTTTTGAAGAATCCGGATATTTTTGTTCCGGCGCTTTCGGCTTTCCCTGTTGTTTCGTCAATTCCTTTATTGGCATCTTTATTATTCAGTCCAATCGTACCGAATAATTTAAATATTTCTCCCATCATGTTTCATTTTCACCGCCTTTATCTACCGGCTTAATGAACCGCATCGCCAATTCAAGCGCTTTTCGCTCTTCTTCTTTGGTAATCGTCGCCGTTTTTGGCTTGCGGGCCGATTTCAGATATTTCTTTTTGAAATCCTTGTAACTCATATTCGCATCCTTGTGCAGCCACGTCTGCCATATTTCATCTTCGTTTTCCTGGTCGATTAAATCCAAAAGAAAATCCGCTAACCCGTCAAGCGTGTAGGTGCTTAATAGGTCTAGCGGATTCGCGTAACGCTTAAACAACGTGTCTTTTAGTTTGAATTCTCCGGCTGCAGAAACGATGCGATAGATAAGAAAAAATCAGCCAGTTCCGGCTTCTTGAAGAATGCAATGATTAAACCTGTGTAGTCCTTCAGACTTAAATTCTGGACCGTAGCAAGTGTTTCTCCGGTCAGGTCTGCCAACAGCGCATTAATGTCACCTTTAAGCTTACCAGCATTCAGAAGCACTTTCTGCAACATGCCAGCCATCGCTTCCATGCCACGTCTTTCTGCTTCGGCTTCTTGTTTCGCTTTGTCAGCTTCTTGCTTGGCTAGTTCCGCTTTGGTCGGTTGTTTTTTCTTATGATCCAGCGGCACCACGTTGGCCACAGATCCAGATTCCACATTGTTTTGAAACAACGTCATGAACTCGTCTTTAATATCCATCTTTCCAACGATAGCAAGAAGAGTGAACAAGTCGTCACCCTTCAATTCGCGCATTTCTAATGTCATGTGTCCGTTCCTCCTATGCTATTGTTGGAAATAGAATTTTCCATGGATATTCATCTGCTAACAGTTGTTCAACGCTTGCGTGCGCTTCATACGTTTGTTCAATGACCATCTCATTATTATCTTCGGTCGCGCCTTCGAAACCGCTTGTGCATAGCGCGTTATCCAAGATAAAGATGACCGGATCAGTCGTGCCGGATAAACGTCCCACAACCGCGATGTTGTTTGTGTAGTCTGTATCTTCGATAAAGCGTTTTGTCGTGATGACTTTATAGCCAGTCGGCGCATCGATAGCATTCGCTGATTCTAAATTGCCGTTTAACGATTTGCGGATCGTTTCAGCTGTGATTTCCTTCACGTTTGCGGTAACGGTAGCCGTTGCCGCTTCCAATACTTTATTGCCTTTCACCTTCATATGGCTTGTGCCGTCCACATCGATATCGCGGTATGTTTGTTCAATCGTAACCGTCACACCACCTGAAGTCGCCCCGTGAAGCGTTCCGGTGAATCCGCCCAATTCCGTGTACGTCAACCCTGTATAAACGGTCGCTGCATCGATCACATAATTTTTTGATGTGCTACTTGTATAGCCTGTTTTTGCTAATGCCATTTATTTGTTCCTCCAGTCTACTTTGCAATAAAATTGCAAGTTTCTTCGTTTTATTAAATCGTCCCCGGTCGGTATTTTGTTTGATCGCAAAAAATTAAAGCGAATGTAAAGCCCTTCCGTCATCAGTTTGTTGTCGCGGAAATGGTCCCGAAGCCGGTCTTCGATTCCGAACACGTTGGAATAACTCGGATGCGCGTCGAAGATATCCACGTCCACATAAAAGCCATCTATGTTCCGCTCGATCGGTTCGGCATCGATGTCATAGGTCAGATAGGGATAGCTTACGTTTGTGCTTGTGTTCTTTTCGTGGTAACTCTGCGGCAGCACCTTGCGAAACTCCGCTGTCAGCACCGTCATAAACTCAATCATCCTTTTCCACCCCCGAACTTCGCTTTAAATTCCTTGCCTACAATCTCCTGGATCTTCGCTTTATTGCGTCGGAATGCTGGTCTTAAAAATGGTTGTGGCGCCATCCCGTTCGTGTGATGCCATTTTCCATCAGGCGTTTGATAACTCCATCCGCCTTTTCGGCCCGCTCCGTTCTCTGCGAATTCCCCAGTACCATATTCGACGTACATCGCATAATCCAATGGCGAACCGATTTTCGCAGCCGGTCCGTTGCTGGTGTCCACGACGTTGTGGTCGATTTTGTCGCGCAGTTCGCCGCTATCCCCAACTGGTGCCAGTGCCTTCGCGGATGCTTCCACGATCAAGGCAGCCGATTCCAGCGCTTGAAACATAGCGTCATCCATCTGCGCTTTTACCTTTTTCGAATTATCCGTAAATTTAAACCCACTAGCCACTGATCACACCCCCAAACTTGCAATACAGTTCATTGTGGTGATGCACGCCCATAGGATCGTCGGCATATGTGATTGTGTAATAGCGTTTCCGATCATCCACTATCCGCATGTCAGCCGTTACCCATGAAATGAACTCCGGCAAAATCAAGATGTGTGTTGATTGCTCGATAATGGCGTTCTGAACGCTGTTCAGGTCGGTGCCTGTCACTAAGTCGAGATAACCGAAAACCTCTTTCAAATCGCTCCAATCTTCCGTAAAACCGCCGATATTGTCATCGGCTTGTGTTTTGGCTTGAATCAGAAAACGATTCATGTCACCACCTCATTTTCTCGTACTTCTTCAGGAATGAAACCATTGCAGCTGGATAACCATCCACCGTTTCGCTTGCGTTCACATCGTAGTAGGTTGTACTCATGCGGCTGATGCTCTCGGACTTGATGCCGATCTTGTCAGCCATTTTCAAGTTGTAGGATAATATCTTTTTCAGCCCGGCTTTGACGTCTGCCGGATACTGTACCAGCGTTATCATCGAACCGCTTGTATTTGCCACAAAAAACGGCTTGCCTTGCACTTTTATCTGTTTTCCTGTTAACTCTTCGACAACATACAAACCGTCGTTGTAGTGCGAATAATTGATCTCTATCGTGTCGCCTGTTTTAATGCCCACGATCGGATCTTTTACCGCAATCAAGTTTTCTCCAACAAATTCAATATCTTTAAATCGAATATGCTTATTCTGGAAACTATTGTTCGTCAAACTGCGAAAAGCGACTTCAAAAGCATCCAGGTCTTCTTGCGTGACGTTATAATCGATCAAACGCGCATCGCCAAGTGTGATGATCATTTATTTCCCCCCTCAAAAAGAAAAAGAGGGAATGATCATCCCTCTTTTGTTGTCTTCTTTGCCGGTGCTTTTTTCTTCGGCTCCGGTTCCACTTCTTCGGCCACTTCTTCAGGTGCTTCTTCAGCTACCTCTTCCACGTTGTAGCCCTTTTCTTTGAACATGGTAATCAGCCATGTATCTTCCGTTTCGGCCACGCCGTTCGCAAAAGGAATGCCAAAATCCACGCCGTTGTAATTCGGATTACTCTTAATTGTAATTTTAGCCATTTAAGCCACCACCTTACTGTACTTTCAAGTTACGCAATACGCCTGCTTTGCGGCTGTTCTTCAATGCGATACCAGCGACTAACTCGACTTCGCCTTTCTTGACTGCGCCCGGTTGTGTGAAGTCTGGCAGATATTGCGAAATGCCGACGCCGCCCATAGGTGTAACCCCGTGAAAACCGTCCAAGCCGATATTTACTGCATACAAATCCGTTAAACCTGTTTGCGCCGTGCCAACCGTACGATCGAACACACCAACAACAGATCCTGTACTAGGCGTTCCGGCGTTTACAGATGTGTAATAGCCAAGGTCCACCAAAGGAATACCGTCATAAGCGTCCACTTTACGGCCGAATGCGTCTTCTGTTTGGGACAAGTAACCGGCATAACGTGCAGCTGATTTGATTTTATTCATCAGTTTCGCGTTACCCATCAGCATGGACGGAACGCCGTCTAAATTGGAAAGGAATGCGTCAATTTTATCCAGGAATGCGAATGCTGCCGCTTGTGTTGCAATGGTCGTCAAATCAACGACTGCGGTAGTTCCCAATTCGGTTGATGTGCCAGTCAGTAATTTATCCAAGCCATCGAATGCGTTCGCGTCAGTTGTGGCGTTGCCGTTAATCAACGCGTTGTGGAATGCGTTTTGCACACCTTTAATCTTTTGCTCCATCTGGAAGGATGCTTCTGCAACTTGTCCGGAAGTCGATTGGATCACGCGGTCAATCTCGAAAGATCCACCCAGCACAGCCAATTTTGCGGTTTTGCTTTCTTTCACCGCTTCGTTTGCTGTGTACTCGCTGTTGATCGCGCGGAATCCGGCTGTTGCTGGTGTTTTCAGTTGCGTATAGCCGTAAACCAACGTGGACCCGCCCGTGCCTGGTGAAACCGCATCATCATAAATCAATCTGTCCATCAAGATCGAACCGCGACGGAACTGGTCAACAACTTGTTGATCCACCTTGTTTGCCATGCCTACTTTTGCCTGTAATAGTGTTAATACCATTTTTTATTTCCCCCTATTTTTTAAATTGTTGCTCGATCGCTTCCGCCAATGATTGCGGTTCGTTCGGCGTTTGATTGCCTGTTGGTAATTTATTATCTATGACTTTAAAGCCGTTTGGTGCTTGTGGTTGTCCTGGTGCAGGATCCGCAGACTTGAAGAACGTCGGATTCGCTTCCTGCAACGCCTTAACTTTGTTGTCCAGGTCCACGACGTTGCCGTCTTTGTCTGTTTCCAACTGCCCCAGCTTAAACATCATATAATCTACATCCGCAACGCCTGCTTTCGTCAGCGCTTCTTTGATCGTGAACGTTTTGCGTTCTTCAGCGCGTTCGGATTCAAGCTGCTGCATCTTTGTTTCATACTCGGAAATCTTCGTCTGCAATTCTTCGTTGTCCTTGTTGTTTTTTTGCAACGTGGTCAGCGTTTCGTTCGCCGTCTTCAGTTCTTCCACTTTCGAATTGAAATCTGTTTTAGGGACTGCGTTCTTCGGAAATTCCGCGTCTATTTCCTTGTTCGCCGCTTCCACATCTACAGTTCCATCCTCTTTTGTATGCTTTTCTAAAATCATTTTGATCCAGTCCATTATTAAAAACTCCATTCCTTTTTATTCTGGTCGGTACCAGTTAGAGTTGCGGGATATTCCGCCCGCGTTCGGTGTCAAGACTTTTAGCGTCGTTCTTCAGGACGTGAAAAAAGGCCGAGAATAATCACGGCCATAAGTCAATTTATAATTTCCCGAGTTCACACTGAAGCTTGTAGCCTTCGAATGCCCAAAGTTGGTCTTTAATCTTACGCTCGCAGATTTCCACTCCGATAGTTGCATCGTAATTGGCAGGATCCACACACGCGGAATGCTCAACGATTGTAAAGCCGTTCGGAAGTTGAACGGTCATTACCGTGCATTTGTTCCAATACGTTTCAACTTTCTTTTCTGACTGTTCAAAAATATTGTCAATTTGCTCTTTCGTTACTGTGTTATTCATAGTAAACCCCTTCTTTTAGCGTCTTTCATTAGCTGCGCATAGTGATATCCAACCATCGGCCATCGATGCAGCGGAATGCCTTTATTGCGATAATTAAACGTTCCCCATAGGAAGTTTTTCACCATCGTCCCCACACCCTTTCAAGTTATTGCCATTTAACCCATGACTGGAAGATATTGGATCACCGCCTTCCTACCGTAAACGGTATGCCTTCAAAACCAACCAATTCAACATTTTAACTAGTCGCTTTTTCATTCGGTTACTCCTTTATTGCATAAAAATAGCACCTATCGAATGATAGATGCTTTAAACCAACGTAACTATGTCGTTCTCATCTGGTTTTTGATTCATAATTCTCTGATATTCCTCGAATTCATTTTTCGCCCAGCCCGGCGCATCTTCTTTGATTCGCCAACCGCCTGTTTTTTCGTCTGTATACCAATATTCCAAACCTTTCGGCTGTTGCATCATTTGTTTCCAACCCCCTTCAAGGCTTCGTCTAGCTTTCTGCCAAATATTTCAGACAACGGCCTAGGATTCTCACCAAAATATTCAGCAAACATTTCCGCGAACATTTCCGATTCATTTGAAACACCATACGCAGACAATTCACCTTTAAGCGTAGCGTAATAACTAACCATTTCGGCATCTGATCCGAACGCTTTGCCCCTGAACTCCTCTACAACCGATTGAATGAATCCCTTTTGCCAGTTCACATCATCGCTAACCCATCTCATTGAGTTTGAAATATGATGCCCATATTCGTGGATGTACAGATGACTAATATCCTTGTTGTTGCTCAACCAACCGCTTTCAACCATGTTTTCTATATTTCTTTTAGCCCATGCCAATGTTTTTTCTCCGTGATATCCAGCGGCTAAATTCAATTCAAGAACTTCCGGCGTAGACACGGAATATCTATAAAGCCCCATCGAACCGCCTTTCATGCCAGATTGCGCCTTTATTGCGATGCTTGGGAAGTTTACCGGATTCGCATTTTTGAAATCGCTGTAATACGAATTAAAACTATCCGTGAATCTGGCCATCTCATACATCAAACCTTCATCAATAGGGTATTTTTTCGAATCCGCGAACTTCGTACCGTTCGATTCGAACCATTCCTTGACGCTCTTCTTCGATTTATCGAATTCCGGCTTGTACTCTTTCATGAAATCGGAATAACTTAATTGCTTCGGCTTGATATCTTCGACAATATCATCAGTCACATCGATAATGCTCAATTTCTCGTACTCTTTTTCAGTCATACGATCAAGCAACTCGCTGAAGTCTTTCGTTTTGTATTTCTTGCCTAAACCGTCGACGTAATCGGCATATTTTTTCTTGCCCATCGTTTGCTGCGTCTTTTTACTTGCGTACCAATCTTTATAATTCGTGTACTCAATTTGTTCGCCCGTCAGATTATCCTTTCGAACGTCCGGAGCGATGCCATTGACCACGGCCACAGTCGTACATCTGCAATTAATATCCAATGATGCACGTTTGAATAGGCGCGGGCCATCCGCTTTATGGCCGTTGAAATTGAATTGTCCATCGACTGCAACCGTCTGGCCGTCCAGTTCCTGGTGTGAATGCCGTGTCTTCTTGTCAAGTGTGGAAAGCCAACGTTTTTCAAGCTGTACGCCTTTTTCTGTCGCTTCCTTGTAGGCTTTCTGCTTTGCGGTGGATTGCGCTCGTCCGCCTTCCGTTCGTGCGATCCGCAGCGCTTGTTTGTAGCTGGCTTCCGTTAGCTCCCCGACTTCCTTCGCTGCATAGGCATAACCTTTGCCATTGATCGCACTCGTCAATAGTGCACTGGTTACACGTTCGGCCAACTCGTCGCGTTTCTTATATAAAAGCTTTGAGAATGTTTGACCATTCACCTTCTCATTGACCAACGTTTCGATATAGCGTTCCGGTAAAATGCCAAAATCAAGCTGCACGTTCTCCGCACCTTCTAGTGCGTACCAGGTGCCATAATAGCCGACTTCTATTTCGTTCTCGATATAACGGCGGATCTCCGCATCACTCCAACTGTTTAAATCGTTCAGGATGCCATCAATGCGGTTCGCCGTCTTCAGCCTATTTTCGACTTCCAACCGCTTCGAAAAAGACAGCTGATCATAATTATCGGTGTATTGTTTGATTTCCACCTTCAGACTTTTCAGCGCTTCTTTATAATAATTATACAGCGCGTCATCTGTTTCCGCGAACTTTGCCACTGATAAGCGGCGCATTTCCTTATTCCACTTGTCCAGCTGCTCCATTCGGTTCACCCTCTATCGGATCCGTGTCTGCCTGTAATCCTGGCGTGTAGTCCTGTTCTTCTAGTAGCTGCTGCACTTCTTCCCAGTCCAGTTCATACTGCTCACAGATGAGTTTCAGCACGCTTTCATCGTCCAGCCTTGGCGCAGCTGCCAGAATTGCCTGAATGATCAGCGCTTTTGTTTCGGCTTCGATCTTCGCATTAGCCACGATGTCGTTTTCATTGACCATCGTTTCACGTGTTATCGTCATTTCGATGTCGCCGGCATTGTAGGCCGTGCCATTTCTGCGGTTGATGTCTGCCACAACCATGCTATTGATCCATTTCAGCATGGCCCGCAGCCTGACTTCCGCCTTGTTGCATTTCATATCCAGCAGCGCATAACGCGACTTAATCACGACGTTTGTGATATTTCCATCGCCCATCTGACTGCTATCGAACGCCATACCGAACTTGTAAATGGCTTCTTTATCGATGCCTAGCTTCGTTTTGCGCGCTTCGGTCGGGATCTCCACCGTCTGAATGTCCACGCCCCCGTCTGATCCGACGCCGACGGTCTTCTTCGCCTTGATATTCTGCCGTAGCTTGCTTAAATCGTCGCCCCGGAATCCCTTGACCACGTAAATCGCTTCTGAAAAATCCTGCAAGTTGTTGGATAAGAAACACGCCATCAGGTCATAGTCATCGATCAGCGCTTTGATTGGCTCCAGGTCGCTCAATTCCTTGCTGTTGTTCGATAGCCTGTAGAATGGGATCGTTTCATAGGCCCGTTTTAGCAGCGCGCCGGCTTCATCTTGCGCAATGACATGCGGCCGTGGATTCATTTCACGGCTCTCGTCCAAAATAAACGGCTTGTCCCCGCTTTTCGTAAAGAACGTGACTTGTTGTTCGTCCCATAGTTCTGCGATTGTGACAGTGCCTTTTTTGCCCTTTTCATACGTGTCTTTGTCGTAGTATCTGACAATGCGTTTCACATCGCCCATATCATCATAGACCGCGAACGTCTGGATGCTGTCCGCTACTTGGAAAGCCAGGCGGTCTTCTGAATTCGTGCGTGCAAAAACGTATTCGAACCCCTTTTTGCTCGCCCCTTCCAGCGCTTCCTGAAGGAACAACTGGAAATCCTCGTCATAGTATTCTTCCAGCAACGTTTGCAGCTGTTCGTCTTCCGTTTCGAACTCGATCGGATTTGATAGCAGATACTGGACCTTTTGATCCACCTGTTCCGTGAAGAACGCGTGCGGAATCTTGACATTTGACGCGTGTGTGTCCTCTCGAATCACGTCGTTGTCGTCGATGTAGAATATCCTGTTGTCCAGGATGTCGTGCTCGTATTCATAGTACCGCTTCCCGATCCGCGCTTTCTCTTTCGCTTTGGAACTGCGGTCCTCGTCGATGGCGGTCTTCAATGCCGCCGCGATCGTTGCCATGTTATCGCTTAATAATTGCCGTGTGTCCACTGTTTCACCCCTTTTAATATAACCAGCTGTCCGTTCTCATATCTTCTGCAAACGCATAGCGCGTGCTGTCTATCGTATGATTATCCTTATCTTCCAGTCGCGGTTTCGGGTTTCCATCCTTGTCCGTCTGGTAATCAATGTTTTCGAACTCTCTTGCAAGATTTGGCGTCCGTAGCGGATCGATCCGAATGAAGTCCAAATCATCTAACCACTGTTCCCCATACTCCACACTGTCAGGCCCCTTCTTTACGCCTTCCATGCGAATGATGCCGTGTTCGTCGCGCAATTCTGCAATGGACTTCGGCTCCGCACTGTCTGCCATAATGACATCGGATTGGTACCCTTTTTCGTGCAGCCATTTCGCCAGCTGTCTGTTGCTGATCTTTTGTCCGTAATATTCATCTATCGCGTATATGCCATTATGTTTTTTGTCGTAGTGCCAGCGCACAAATGCCAGCGGATCGGTTGCATACCCGAAGTCATTCCCGTTGCGGATATTATCGAAGTTTGCAACCATTTCATCGGTGATACTGCCTGCAACTACTTGCAGATTGTCGAATGGTACGATGCCGGACCCGATAGCTTTGCCGAGGTATTCCCACTCATACCGTTTCTCGCTGCGTTCTTTAGTGGCTTCCGCCTCCTGGATGAACGCTTTACTGATATACGGATTGTCTCGGTAGTCCGTATGATGAACGAACGTGTGATCAGGTTGGAAACTGGTTTCGTACTTCTTGTTTACCCATGACTGCTTACGCTTCGGCGGGTTATAACTGAAAAAAAACTTATAAAAAAGGCCATCGTCCAATTCCCCACGGAGTAGAGAGTTAGTGATAGTCGTGACTTCATCTTCATTTTTAAATTCGGCTAATTCTTCAATCCATCCGATAGCAAACGGAAAGCGCGCGTCTTTCAATGATTTCAGCCGCTCCGGATTCTGTGCACCTCTGAATATCATGTAATTTCCGCGCGGCAGGTAGGTAATCCGCATCGGCGACTTGTTGATCTTGAATAAATGTGAAACGCCTTGTATCTCAATGGCCCATTTCATTTGCTCAAATACGGATTGTTCCAGTGTGTTGTCCACATACCGAATACCTACCGCGTTGACCGGAAACCGCATCAGCAACTGACTGATGATGATTGCCACATCCGAAGACTTCCCGGAACCCCGTCCGCCTTTTTCCACAACGTTCAGGATATTCGGATCAAGCGCCGCTCGCCATGTTGAATGGAATGGTTTCGGAATGAGTTCTGATATGCGTTTAACTGCCATCTGCTTCACTTCCGATATCATCAATGAAGGTGACTGAGATATCCCCGGTTATTTCCTTGCGGTCCAGGAAAGCACCATTCACTTTCAATATATGTTCAAGCGATCTTTGGCGTTCTTCGATCGCAGGAACAAATTCATAATCAATCTCTTTTATTACTTTGTTCTCAATGCGGTCATATTGCTTACTGTAGCTTCTTTGAATTTCTCCCCTAGCTATACTCGAAGAAATCGCCAAAGCTTCTGTAACGTCCATTATTCGGTTGTCAGCGGCTTCTTTTGACCGTTTAGCTATCGCTATTGAAATCTTATGATTCTTTAGCAATTTGTGACCGTTTACCCCGGCAGTGTTTTCACTATTCCAAGCGTAACCAGCTTTCTTATAAGCGTCTGTTGCGTTTCCGCTAATGATGTACTCATCAACGAATTTCTGCTGTTTAATTGTCAATCCATCCATTTTCCATCACCACCTTTACACAAAAATAGCCGAAGGTTGGCATCCCTCGGCTTTGAAGACATTTCTATTCATATTTGCATCTTGCTCACTGTACCCATTATACCACTTGACAAGGTACCGAAACGGACATAGTTCCGGCAGTTATTGTGTTTTACTTTTGTGCTCGAAATTCAACCTATCCAATTCATTGACAATCTCATTTAAGCAAGTGCTGTCAAAATAATAATCATCGTATGTTTTCAAGGTGTATTTTCTCCAATGTGCAAACCATCTAATTTGAGCCAAAACGCCACCAGACTCTTTGCTTAGAACGTTTATTATTTTTGTCTTTCCACTTTCACTTTTTCTGATTGTCCTGAATTCCAAATACTCCTTTTTCATATCGGCAATCCCAATTCATCCGCCATCATCACGAAAAACTTGTCTCGGAACCGTCTACATTGTCGCTCGCTCAATCCCGAATCCATCGCAATGCCTTCCCACGTTCGTAACCGCGGCTTCTGAAAGTAGAACATCTGCACCACTCCTACCGTTATCGGGTCTGCCTCTTCAATCAGTTTATCAATCGCCCGCTTGTATCGTATCAACATTTGCAGGCGCTTATCTTCGGTTATTGTAATCGCCATGCGTTCGGTCGGCTTGGAGATAAAACTACTCCGTCCGCCACCTATGTTTTGATCAATCGCTAGTTCATCCGGAAAAATCAGTTCTTCTTCCCGTTGTTTGATATAATTGTCCATCTCCGGATAATCTCGTAATAGCTGCTCGATGTATTTAAACGTTCCCTGCTTCACCCAATCACCCTTTCCAGTTCGTTCCGATCGCAATAACCCAGATACTCATAATCAAACTTCTCCAAGTCCGCATCCTCCAACTCGTTCGTATAGCCCACGTACCAGTTGTCTTTCACGTTGTGGATAAACCGCCAACCTGTGGCGTAAATCAGCCGTACATGTTTCCTTGACCGATAGATGTGATACATGCAATCACTCCTTTTCTTTGAGCCATGCTTCCAGTTCTTTTTTTGTCATTTGTATATGCTCCGGTTCTTCGGCATAGTACATATCGCTTAGTCTGTCCAGTATTGCGAACAGTACAACGATGACGAAGCATAGCAGGATATTTGTCACTAGCATGTTGGTTCCTCCTTAAGTAGTTCGGGATTTTCGTATCGGTTTCCGATAACAGTTATGTCTTCTCCCCAAAAGCCGTTGATATCAAAACCAAAGCATCTTCCGCCGTAGTCGTAGTCGCAATTATCATCATATTCCATAACAGCAACGGAAGACTTTTCTAATCCATCATCGAAATACTTATGCTCAAGTATGTCTCCCTCGAAAACGTGAGTCCCGTTAATGTCTTTTAATCCGATGTATTGTAGCAATTCGCAGTCTTTCCCTAGCCATCCGGTGTGCATGCAACCATCCGAAACACGCGTACCGTCGTTTAAAAATTCGATGGTATCGACGTTTGTCATTAACTTTGATTCGTGCCAATATGCTTTATATTTAATCTCTCTCATCCCTCTACCTCCCATTTCACCGTGTGATAATCCGGGTCCGTCCGATGCTCAAGCACCCCATCAGTCAGCCGGAACATTTCGAACACATCGCCCTGCTTTGCAACAAATACGCCATCCCTCACCATTTCCACATTCCCATAAATTGCGCTTAGTTTTGCGATTGCTTGTTCGTTCGTCATAATTACCCCCTTTTCATCGTCAGAAATATCAGCATCAGCAGTACGGCAGCGAGTTCTGCGAGTGTCGGCATCATCACGCTAACCCGTTCAGCTTATCCGGCTGAAATCCCGATGCAATGACTTCCCCATTCAGCACCACGATCGGCATTGATTTATATCCGGTATCGATTGCTTCTTGCATATAGGCATCATCCTCGTCCACATTCCGCTCCTCAT